AAGACGGATACTGTAATAATTGCGGTAGGAGAATTCATTAATGGAGAAGAGTAATATGAGAACACGAGAAGACGAAAGGATTTACAAGCGACTGAATATTTATGACCTTGATGATGGCATCGGAGACCTGCTTGAAGCAATAGACGAAGAATTAGACTTCGAAGAAGAGGAAGATGATGATTTCGAGGAAGAGGAGTGATGGTATGAATGAATATATTAGCAAGCAGGATATGCTTAACGCCGTAGAAAAACTCGATATTATCCCAAGTGTTGACGGCATGGGCGTTCCTACAGATACAGAAGATTTTCGGGTGCAGTTTCTGGGAACGGTCTTAAAGGTTGAACCCGCAGATGTAGTTCAGGTGGTACGTTGTCGGGATTGTAAGTATAACACTTCAACACATAAGTGTTTAAATTCAGATTCGTTCTTTTTAGTGCCGAAAGATAATGACTTTTGCAGTTACGGTGAGAGGAAGGAGTGAGAGCATGGTTACTTATAAAAAGAACGAATTATATCAAGAAATGGAATTGTTTAACAACGATGGAGTAAAAATTGGTGAAGCAGAAGTTGATATTGAAGGTAAAATGCTTTCTCGTTTTGTGATTTATGAGCCATATCAGAATCAAGGGTATGGTACTGAGTTTGTTACAGCGTTATGTAAGGATTTTGGTATTACGTCTTTGTGGGTTAATGCAGATAATTCACATGCAATTCATGTGTATGAAAAATGTGGGTTTAAACTTGGAGACTCTAAAATGTATGAAATGACAAAACAGGAGTGAGTAGAATGAATAACATTTACTGTTCTTTTTTAGGACATATCCCATCTGGGAAAACCAATACTGCTCGTATTATTATGACTGATACATATTATGAGACTTGTAAATGTAGACGATGCGGATGTCATATAAAGAAAGACCAGTATGGAGTGTGGATAAAGGACACGAACATATATCCAGAGGAGGAAGAGGAGTAAGCAGGATGTGGACGCTTGTAAATTATATCCTTGATGCTGTTATTTTTGATGCAGTTATATCTTTTATTCTCGCAACAATTATTACAATTGTGTATATGGCAATTTTAGATTTAGAGGAGTGAGTAGGATGAATGAAGGAAAACTTACAGAACAGGAAAAGGCAGAACTGTTTCAAAAAGCTGTGTATTTTTTTATCGGCTTTTCGATATTCGTGTTCGTATTATGTGGAATTGCGATTATAAATTGAGAGGGGTGAGCAAGATGAATTGGAATGCGTTTGTGGCAATCATGAGTTTTATAGCAATGGTTATAAATTTTTTAAAAGTAAAAGAAGGGAACAACTTTTACAATGCATTGATTAACGCATTAATATGCGGTGTTTCGGTAGCGATGGTGGTCAAAGGATAAAATAGGGAAGGAGCGAACAAGATGAATGTATTTAATAATATGATGATTCCTCAAATAAACATGAATAAAACCGGGAAAAATATTCATAAATTTATAAATGAAAAAGGATTCTCTATAAAAGATATTCAACGAATTTGTGGATTTTCTACACCGCAATCAATATATAAATGGATCAATGGTAAAAGTATACCGTCAATAGATAATCTTGTAATCTTATCAGATATGTTCGATTGTACTATAAATGAGATTCTTGCAATAGAAAAGGGAAATTAATGTCTACTTCTCTTCTATCTTTTATATTGACTATAATTGCAATATTATATGCAATATACAAAACATAAAGGAGGCTATATGGAAAAAGAAAAAATAATGCAAACTATTAATGAACTGCAATCACAATATGAAAATGTACATATTCATATGGAAGGTAAGTGTTGTACCTTTGATGTTTGGGGCAGTACTAATAATACAAATAATACCACTAATGAGTGGACTAAAAATATAGTTTATACTGATGAAGATTATTTAGTTATTAAAAATGTATTACATGGTGTAGTAATGGATGAACGTGATAATATTTTTTTAGATGGTATAATTACATCTTCGATTGCAGTTGCACCAAGTAGCCATTGGGAGGATGGAACGGTTATGCGTTTTTGGCATTTAGATGGCAGTAAAACTATCTTAGATTTCTTTAATTGAACGAGGTGCCTGTCAATAACCCATGACTAAAGTCACGGGCTTGCCCGTTGTTGACCAGACTAAGCACTTTGAGTGCTACGTTATCTATATTATCACACCCGTAGGCGTATGCTCTAACCTACGGCTCTGTGTAGGCTCTGTAAACAGTTCTGATGGGTAGGAACAGTCAACCTAAACAATAAGTATAGATAACATTGTCGAAGAGTAATTGACTCAGGAATAGGAGGTGCATTAAATGATAGTGTATGTACTAAACAAACATGGCAGACCTTTAATGCCGTGCAGTCCTTGTAAAGCACGAAAGTTATTAAAACAAGGAAAAGCAAAGGTTAAAAGGACAGAACCATTTATAATTCAATTTCTTTACGGAAGCACAGGATATACACAAGATATAACTCTCGGAATTGATACAGGAAGCAAGCATATAGGCGTTTCCGCTACAACTAATAAAAAAGAATTGTATGCTGCTGATGTAGAAATTAGAAATGATATTGTAGATAAGTTATCTACGAGAAGACAATACAGGCGAAGCAGAAGAAACAGAAAGACACGATACAGGAAACCTAAATTTCAAAACCGTGTGAAGTCAAAACATAAAGGGTGGCTTGCTCCGTCTATCGAAAGCAAAATCAACAGTCATTTTAGGGTTGTAAGAGATGTTTACAAGATACTCCCCATAAATAAGATTATTGTTGAAACCGCAAGTTTTGATATTCAAAAGATCAAGAATCCAAACATTAGTGGGGTTGAATATCAACAAGGAGACCAATTTGGTTTTGATAATGTAAGAGAATATGTTCTTTGGAGAGATGGTTATACTTGTCAATGTTGTAAAGGAAAATCTAAGGATAATATATTGGAAGTTCATCATATCGAAAGCAGAAAAACTGGTGGCAATTCTCCAAGTAATCTTGTCACGCTTTGTCAAACATGCCACAAAGGACATCATAAAGGCACAATAAAACTCCCTTCAAAAATCAAAAGGGGAATGTCTTTCAGAGATTCAACCTTTATGGGAATTATGAGATGGACTTTTTATAACAGACTTAAAGAAATGTATCACAATGTCTATATGACATATGGATATATTACAAAACACAATAGGATAAAGAACCATCTTCCGAAGGAACATTATATTGACGCTTATTGTATCGCTGGTAATTTCGATGTGGAAAGACTTGATTATTATTACTATCAAAAATGTGTCAGAAAAACAAACAGGCAGATACACAAAGCGAAGATACTAAAAGGTGGCAAGAAGAAATTAAACCAAGCGCCTAAATATGTAAAAGGCTTTCAGCTTTTCGACAAGGTGCAATATAATAGAAAATTATATTACATCTTTGGGAGAAGATCGTCTGGATATTTTGATGTTCGAACATTAAGCGGCGAGAAGATAAATAATGGGTCTATTTCTTATAAGAAATTAAGTTTAGTAGAGACAAGCAGAAATGTTTTAACAGAAAGGAGGAGCCGTTTTCCTCTCACGACTAAAGTCACGAGTCTTCAAACGGCGTAATATAAATGAAATCTATTAAGCGTATTGAAGCAGAAAATCCAACCGCACGGGTTATTTGTACTCATACTTTTATAACTATGTTAAAAAGTAATCCGCATAGGTATAATAAAATAACTGGATATGGAGTGTTTCATAATGGAGAGAATATAGTTCCAATTAGCGTGTGGCGTGAAGATATATCTATTGATGATCCCGCTTATGAAAAATATCCTTATGTTTTATGGTTTGACAAGGAGTAATTAAATATGATAATATATGTAATAGAGCAAGGACAATATAGCGACAGACATGTTGTGGGTCTTGTTGAAACTGAAGAAGAAGCAAAACGATTATGCGATAGTTTGAATAAGTGCGCATACATTTATAAAAATAGTGCTACATATACACCATACGATACTAAACAGTTTCAAACAAAAAAAATGAGATATACCGTGACATTTCTTTATGAAGATGAGCCACAGGTGGAATATGATAGTTATGGATTTTACGATACATATGATCATTCTGTAATGGTATATTCAGGATTTTTTGTTATATATGCTGATACGCCAGAACAGGCATTGAAAATTGCTTATGATATGCGTGCAGAAGCTGAGGTAGAAAGGAATGGATTATGTTAAAAATTGAAGACTTTAAGGGGTATAATGGTGAACGAGGATTATGTTGGAAACGATTTTATAAGAATGAATCTATGTATGAAGCAATTCTAAGTTTTTGTTTTGAACCAATAAAAGATAATGCGTGGTATCAGATTACTATCGGACAGTGTTTTGAAAATGATTATAAGGAAATTGAAAATCATCGTTTTAATAGTTTGAAAAAAGCGATTAAATGGTGGAATGAGTATTTTGGGGAGGATGATAACGATGACGTGTGTTTCGCAATATGATAAAGAATACAATAAAGCCCGTAAGGAATCTTTAAAAAAAAGAAAAGAATGTGTTTATATCCCTCAATGGCATGTGGAAGAGATTCTTCGTTTTCTTAGAGGACATATTATTGAGGGAGATGTAACACGAAAACAGTTAATTACTGCTATTGATACATATCTGGCTGAATTGGATGAAGCTGAGACTGAGGAATATATACCGAGAGGCAAAGAATGATAAATAGAATTCTAAGTATTTTTTTATATTATATGTACGCAATAGATTTAATAAGTATATTGTGTCTTATGGTTACAATGATTAATATGGGGACAATTTATGAAAGTGAGAATGACGAATGACGAGACTTGATGAATTGGTAGAGGAATATAGTCTGTCTTCTTATCATTGTCGATGGTCAATGCCAGTAATATTCTTATCTGGTGCCATGACTGGACTATCTGAATTAGAACAGAAAAATTGGCGTGAATATTTTAAAGATCATTTTAAGAGTGAATATTATATTATTGATCCTACTGTTTTTGATGCAGAAGATGAAGATAAAGAGACACAAGAGTTGGGACATGTATATGATTTATGTGGAATAATTAATTGTGATTATTTTATTGTGAATCTTAATAAGGCTGCGCAGTCTGTTGGCACATGTCAGGAGATTATGTTTGCATGGCTTTTGAAGAAACCAATTATAGGTTTTTGGGAGTGTAAAGATTTAGTACAGCCATTGCACCCATGGATTGAAAATAAACTTACTAAAAAAATGGCATCAATTGATACTGTAAGAATGTATTTACAGTTAGAGTATAATAAACGTAAAGCGAAGGAGTTAAAAAATGAGTAAACAATTTTGCATATTTCAGCCGTCACTGTTTAAATATCATCCTGAAGAGTCAGGAAGCAGTACGGCTATTATTGAGTATGATGATAAAGGTAATGATATTCATACTACAATTATTGATACTGGTAGTAAAGATTCAGACGCTCTAAAAGCATATCAGTCGGTAATTAAATCGGGCGTGGTAGATGCTATTATATTCACACATCCCCATGAAGATCATATGGGAGATATTGAAAGATATAGAAAAGTATTTAAAATTAAATCTGCTTATCTTCCATCTAAAGAGCCGTTTTTATATCACCCTTCTCTTAAAGGGCGTGCTAATTACATTGACAAGATTCGAAGTCAGTGCGTCACAGAATGTGGTGAAGATAATGTTCATTATATAACTGAAAGTGATAGTTTTAAAATTGGTGATAATATTAGATGTGATGTTATCTTTAGATCAAATTATAAGCAACTGAAAGAAGTTGATTCGCATCATTATGTAAACAACACATCTCTTGGTACATTATTTACTTTAACAGATAGTTATAATCGAACATGGACATATTATGGTGGTGGTGATAATGCAAAAGAAGCCAATCTTCAGTTTATTGCACGTTATGGAGAAAAGCCATTAAATCCTGATTTTTGTCATGTGCAGTGGCATGGAGATCAAGACGCAAGCAGTCAGGCGTTCTGTAAAGCTATGGGCGCTAAATATGGTCTATTAGATTATCATAATAATTATAAGAGTTCTGGACGTACAATGGTTATTAATAGATTTAATAATGCAGGTTGTCGTGTAATTGGAAATTACCTTTATGGTAATATTTTCACAGATATTTATAATGAAGGATATTCTGTCATTTATGCAGAGAAGAATCTTACTAAAATTAAGTGGATTAAGTATAAAGCAATTAATAAACCTCTTAATTTGATTCAGACAACTGCATATGCATGTAAGGTGTTTGCTGGTGCATATGGTAAAGACCCTCAACGTAGTAATACACTCACTGCTTTGTTTGGTGCGAATAATGCAAAGGCGATTCAGAACAGAGTTAATGTTTTAAATAAAAATGAAAAAGCGTTAAAATATGCATTTGCAGCCGCGATTATTAATGGATATTTTGGTTCCGGTGACGCACGCAAAAAAGCACTTGGTGATTATCAGAAGATTGGACAAGGCGCTGTAGAGGAAGTTAATCGTAGAAAAATTGGAAGCTATGATGTGCTTGCAAAAGAAATTGGTCAGGGTTCTTGGGGCGATAATGCAGGTGTTATTAGAGTACTTACTACTTTTAAGAAATATGAGTGGTCAAAAGTACAGGACGTTTGCAAGAAAAATAATGTGAAAATTAAATGGAGTTAATATAAATGAAGGTTGAGTGTTATAGAAAAAGATTGATTAATAGAATTAAATATTTCTTTTTGTCTATATTTAAAAAAGAATATGTATTGGAGCAAAGCAAGGAAGAGATGATTAAGAGGTGGCATGCAAGTCCGATGACATTTATGCAGGATTGTTATGGCACTACTCTTCCACCCTTTGCAGGGTTTAGGTTAAATATTGCTAGTAAGATTATGGAGATTAGTGATTGGAGGAATAAGTATGATAGATATTAAGGAGCATGGAAAAGATTATATTGTCCATAAGTGTGATAAATGTGGATGTTCATTTGGTTTTTCTCGTAAAGATATTGTAAGTTCCAAGTATGAAGTATCACCTCTTTATACACATCCTGATGATTGGGAAATGAAAGAATTTACTTCGTCTGCTTGGGTTACTTGTCCTGAATGTGGGGAAAAATATATTGTAACAAGTTATGATTCAAAACAAGATTCTACTAAAGAAGGAAAAATCAGAGTATGTAAAGAATTGGAAAAAATTCCTGAAGATGAACGATGGAGATGGATAGCTATATAAAGGAGATTTAATATGGCAGATGATAAAAAACCTTTTAAAAAACTTACATATCGTCTTGCAATTAGGGCAAAATGCATGCAGTGTTCAGTGGGAAGCCCAAAAGAAATTAAAGAATGCCCTGTAAAAACGTGCGCGTTGTACCCTTTCCGATTGGGAAAGCAACCAGCTGAGTCTGTAAATTGTTTAGATATTTTAGTTTTTGATGACGATCCGACATCCGTTATTTTCAGAGCACGCAAACCCAAGAATGAAAACGATGATGGTATTTCTGCTGTCAGGACTGAGTATCCTGCTTATATCGAAGATGACGATGAAGAGGACGATGAGGAAGAAGAATGAAAAAGCAAGACTTAATCAAGTGCTTAAAAAATCAGATACTAACTAAGAAAGAATACGATTCTTTTTTTGAAGGTATGAGCGAAAATGAAAATGGTGAATTAGTGGGTGTTATGCCTAATGGCTCAGCTTATACTAAATATTCATGGTTTTGGACTTTAACCGATGAAGTCGTACATGATAGAGTAAAATTAATTGAATGGGTGAAATATTGTTTAGTCCCTCCGCTTGGTGTAGAAAATCAGTATGCTGTTTTTAAAAAATATGGGCTTACTACTGGTGGCATATGTGATGGTTTTCGGTGGAAAGAATCAATCAATGATGCGCCAATTGAGGATTTGTTTGAGATGATAATGATTACTGAACGATATTGGGCAGTTCAATATCAGAGATGGTATAACGATCTAAAAGGCTTATGAATTGATGAAGAATAATGTAGAAAAGTGCTTGACTTTATTGCATAACCCATTATAATATTTTTTGACAGTTGATTATTAAATACGAGGTATGAACAGCATGGAAGCCGAAATGAAAAATTTGATCCAGACACTGGAAGACACTAATGCAAAACTCAAGGACATAATGGAAGCACTCAAACCACCTGATATTGAATATTCAGTCTCTGATTTAAAGAAACGCATTAAATATAGTAAATCTCCGATGGAGAGAAAGATGTATGAACAGGAACTTAATCGACTTTATAAAAAGAAGAAAGGCATGCGGTAATTAAATGATTAATGAAGAAAAACTTAAAGAGTTTATTAAGAGCAAGTGCTATGATCTGGTTTGTGTGAAACACTGCTATGAATCTGCTCGTGACAGTTTTTTACATGCTGTTAGTAATTATAAATTAGGTGTTTGTGAGTCTATAAGTAATTGGTTAGAGAATTTGAAACGTTGGGAGAGCAGATACACCGAAGAAGAATATCTGTTGAGTCAGTTTTGTCATCAGCTTGGTGATGAGTATGTAGAGATTTGGAATAGGATTATGGGGGAATGACAGGATATATTTATAAAATTACATGTTTAATTACAAACGAAATATATATAGGAATGACTACCCGAACGATAGAAGAAAGACTTAAAGAACATATTAGGGAAGCCCAAAGAGAAAGAGATAATAGACATTTCCATAATGCAATACGTAAATATGGGGAGCAGAATTTTACAATAGAAAAACTATGTTCCATTAGTATGCCTACAAGAGAAGAATTAAACAAACAATTAGCAATTAAAGAAGTCGAATATATTAACGAATATAATTCTTTTGAGAATGGCTATAATGAAACTTATGGTGGGGAAGGTGTCCATGGCAGATATGAGGAATTAAATCCTTTTTTTGGAAGGACTCATTCTTTAGAGACAAGGCGGCAAATTGGGGAAAAGAGCCGAGAAAGAAAAGCATGGAAAAAATTACATACTCCAGAAGCTGCAAAGAAAAGAATAGAAACCCGTAAAAACAATGGACTTCCTTGGTTTACAGACTATGCAAGACAACGCGCGAAAGTAGTAAATACAGGTAGAAAACAAACAAAAGATGAAATTATAAGGCGGGTGGAAACTGTAAAAGCAAAACGAAAAATAAATCCTGATTATGGTAAAATCGAATGGACGCCAGAATTAAGGAAAAAAGATTCTAAATCTCATGGTGGCAAGGATATAATACAGATGGATTTAAAAGGAAATATAATTAAAAAATGGAATGGTTTATATGAGATTCATAAAGAATTAGGGTATGATTCTAGTTGTATTTGTAAATGTTGTCGTGGGAAAATGAAAAGATGTTATGGATTTACTTGGAAATATGCTGTTTAGTTCTAGGGGGAATGATGAATAAAAAGAAAATTTTAGTAGTAATTGATATGCAAAATGATTTTGTCTCTGGTGTTCTTGGTACTTCAGAAGCACAGGCAATTGTGCCAAAAGTCGTTGATAAAATTAAAGCTAAAAATTATGACCTGTTAATCGCAACTCAGGATACTCATCTTGATGATTATGAAGAATATCGAGAAGGTCGGTATCTTCCTGTTAAACATTGTGTTCCAAATACTTGGGGTTATGAAATTGTTGATAAAATATCTGAAACTGTGTGGGACGTGGATGTAAACCCTTTGCGGGTTATAATGGACAAATGTAATTTTGCGCTTGAGGGTGATTTATGGAAAGAAATTGTAAATATACTTAACGATTTTCTTTATATGTATGTTCCACTTGATTATCAGGGTGAAGATTTAGAATTTGAGTTTTGCGGTGTGGCAACAAATATCTGTGTAGTCTCTAATGCATTTGCTATTCGTCAGGCATTTCCTGAAGCAGAAATTACTATTGATGCATCGTGCTGTGCAGGTACTACTCCAGAAGCGCATAAAGCGGCATTAATAACAATGAAATCTTGTCAGATGAACATTATTAACGAGGACATCTAAATGGCTAAATATGAAGATCAATGTCTCTTTGCTATCACAGCCGATTACAGACCAAACAATGAGAACAAACCAGTTTATTATGTGTTGGCACCAAATCGGCGTAAGGCGAAAACGAAATTTAAAGAAATCATTACTTGGCTAAAGATATATGATTGTATTCGTATTCGTCAGGAAGATAAAATTAAAGATATAATTGAACATCCAGATAAACATATAGTTATTGAATAAGGAGATTAAAATGATTGATTAAAATGATTATTAAAGTTATTATGATATTCGTACTTTTTGTCGCAAATCTGGTGTATGGTTTTAAACTCTTCAATCTAGATGAAAGAGTTTCTGAACTTGAAAAGGAAGTATATATTTATCTTGATCCTAAGGTAAAAGAGATTGCAGAAGAAGCAACGTTGAAAGAAGGTGATGATTAATGGCTACACTGTACGAACTTACAAACGACTGGTTGATGCTTATGGAAATGGCTGAAGACCCTGATATTGAGGAAGATGTTTTTATAGACACACTTGAGGGACTTGATGGTGCTATTGAGGATAAAGCAGATGGCTATGCAAAACTAATTAGACAGCTTGAACACAATGCTGAAGCTTGTGATACTGAATCTAAACGATTTGCAGAAAAAGGAAAAGTTTTTAGACATAAAGCTGACCGTATGAAAAAATCGCTTCAGGGTGCTATGGAATTGATGGGTAAGACAAAAATTAAGACACCACTCTTCTCTTTCAATATTCAGAATAATCCCGCAAGTGTTGTGGTAGATGTTGATGTTGATAAAATTCCTAAGAAGTATTTGAAACCTGCTGATCCGACTGTTGATAAAAAGCTGTTGAAAGAAGACCTTAAAGCAGGTGTAGAACTTGATGGTGTGGCTCATTTGGTACAGACAAGAGGGTTGAGGATTAAGTAAGATGAAATTATATATAGGAAGAAATGCATACAATACGAGAGACCAGACATTAGATTTTTATGGTGAAGCTGACACGTCCAAAGAAATCTTATCGTTATGTGTTAAATATGTAGATGATAATGGATATGATAATAATAAGTACTGGCGTTGGCTTTGTGATAAAGACCAGAATGGTGCTCCAATGTGGATTGTAGATTTTGGTAGTTGGAGTCAATTCTTTTATATACATGATTTGAGCGATGAGTTATTAGAAGATTGGAATGAATTGAGTAAAGGGAATTTAGAATGAATCCAGTATTTGTAGTTATAGTAATAATTTGTACTGCATGTCTTTGGGCGGCGTTGAATGTATTTTTTGATTCAATTGGCAAAGTTTTATTAGACATGTGGAGAGATATTAAAAGAAGTTTAAATAAAAAAGAGGAGTAAAAAGATTATGAGTGGAAAAATTGGTGGCGTATTTGTAGGTATTGTTCTTGCTGTTCTGTTGATCGGTGGTTTTGCGTGTGCAAAACGTGTTCCTGCGGGTTATGTAGGCGTTGTATATAAGATGAATGGTGGCATTGATGAAGAGACACTTACTCAGGGATGGCATTTGGTAGCGCCTACCAAGAAGGTGACCCTTTATTCAATTGGTATTGAGCAGTCTTATCTTACAGCAGGTGATGATGGCGATTCAGAAAAAGATGACAGTTTTGAAGCACCATCTAAAGATGGTAAAGGGATGCGTGTTGACGAGACATTTACTTACAGATTTGATGAAAGTCGTGTAGCTGAGATTTTTACAAGATTCAAAGGACGTTCTGGTAAGGATGTACTTCGCACGTTTATTAGACCTAACGTAATGTCTTGGACAAAGGAAGTAACACCTAGATATTATCTGACAGAAATTATTGGCGAACAGCGTGGTGCGGTTAATATTGCTCTTACTGAGTATCTTCAGCAGAAATTTGAGCCTTACGGAATTATTATTGAGAGTGCATCTCTTATTGATGTTAATGTAGATAAAGAGACAGATAAAGCAATTCAGAAGAAGATTCAGGCTCAGCAGGAACTTGAAGTTGCTAAGATTAATAAGCAGACTGCATCTGTTGAAGCTGAAAAAGAAAAAGAAGTTGCTCTTATTCAGGCTGAAAAAGATAAGGAAACTGCTGTAATTAATGCTGAAAAGGCTAAGATCAAAGCTGAAGGTGATGCGGAAGCTAAAAGAATTGCGGCTGAAGCTGAAGCTGAAGCTAATAGAAAAGTAGCGGGATCACTTACTCCAGAACTTATCGAGAGTAAAAAAATTGAAAAGTGGAACGGTACTGTTCCTCAGATTCAGGGTGGTTCTACTCCTATTGTTGATATGAGAGGTGATAACAATGAGTAAACCTAATAAGAAACATAATGAGTGGTGCAAAGGTTATAAGTCTCGTGGTCAACGTGCAATTAATAAGGCTATTAAACAGAAGCGTCATGAGAAACGAGTAGCAGATTTTGCAAAGCGTAAAGAAGATGGAAAGACCTATTCTTATCAAAAAAATCCTTTTGTAAAGGATACAAGAGAGTGGGCAACTGAGCGTGCAAGACGTGAAGAAAAAGTATATAAGGAATCTAATGAATATAAGAAATATGCTCGTGTATTCGGACGTCTTGACCGTGATATGAGAGCAATTGAAGAGGCTGCTCGTCAAGAAGAGATTAAACAGAAAAGGTCTGGAAAGAAAAAGAAAATTGAAGAAAGTGAAAATTAAATATTGACATTTTCGTGTGGTTTGATATACTATATATAGTTGTGAGGTGATAATATGAAAAATATATTTAAAAAACTTGGCAGGCTATTGTGGTATATCAAACCACGTTTTTATCCCTGTAAAGATGTGATAATGATTAGATGGATGAAATATGAATGGTTGATTAAAAGGAGACATATGTTATGAAGATTCAGGTAAGAAATGGCGCTTGGGAGACGAACTCTTCGTCCATGCATAGCCTATTAATTATGAAAAAGCGTCAGACAATG